GCGTTTTCTGTGGATGGTTATGCCACAGGGACATCGCCACCAGAAACGCCCCGGTTCTGACAAGGTCTTCCACGCTCACCTGCAGGTTGCCGCTGGCTTCAGCCTCTTCTGCCCGCCGTTTCAGGAGGGGCAAGATGCTCAATACGCTGCAGCGCAGACAGTTCGGAAAGGGTGACGGACACGCCGTTATATTCAAATTGTTCTGTTTTCAGAAACATGCTTTTATCACTCCCTCAGCTTAACCCGCAGCACCATCCGTGACGGTAATTTCTGCCACTGCCGCAAACTGACCATTTCCGGTCACCACAGGGATCTGCGCTTTACCGGCCGCAACACCTTTCACCGTGATCGTGTTCCCTTTCACGGTAATGGTGGCGAAATTCTGATTCGCTGACGTGGCGCGGAAGGTTTTATCCGTCGCCCCTTCCGGCTGAACGGCCACAGTCAGGGTGATATTCTGACCTTTTGCCACATTGCCCGTTGATGGCGTCACGGTAATACCGGTGACCGGCGTGATGTCCCCTGATCTTCCGCCAGCGACGGACGGCCGATATTGGTGATCTTCACGGTACGGGTGATCACCTCTCTGGCGGTCACCGCTTTACCAATGGCGCTCACCCAGCCACGGAACACATCCACCGTGCCGTTCGGGAAACGGATTTTGTAGGCCCGGGTCTCACTGCTGTCAAACCAGGCGATCAAATCGCGCTGCCCTTTCTCGCCCGGCTTCCAGGCCAGCGTAAAACTGGTGTCACCGGCAGATTTCTGCCCCTGCCCGGTGGATACCCAGTCAGCATCCTCATCATCCAGATAGTTATCATCGTAGGATTCTGCCGTCATCTCGCCGGGGGTCAGATCCTTTATTTTTGCCAGGCGCGTCCACTCATCGTCTGACAACGGGTTGGCATAAGCATCACCAGTGCCGGTGTACACCCATAGTGTGGTGCCGGAACCTTTCACCGGCTCAAGAGGATTTGGTATTGCCATATCGTCCTCACATCTCGTAGGTAATTTTCCACAGGAGATCTGCCGATCCCCACATCATAAACTCATCATCCCGGCGGTAGTCATACCCCTGAAGATTCATCTTCAGCAGTAACGCACTGAGGCCGGGAACCGCCTCCAGCGCAGGAAGGATTTTCTCTTCCATCCACATATCCAGTGCCGAATCCGTTTCTTTCGCCTGAGAAAACCTCGATATGCAGTACCCCCCAGGTCCTCATCAACGAACTCGTCAGCTGCCGACGCATCCGTCAGGTAGACCGCCACTGCCGGAAGTTCCAGCTCGTCAATAAAAGCAGGTCGCCCGTCAAACCATGTCCCCCGCTCAAAATATTTTCTTCAGGGCTGACAGAACGGCCGCCCGTATTTCCCGGTGTTTCAACCTCCTCACAGTTTTCGTTTCATAACGTAACTGATACGCCATGGCTGTTCCGGTAATTCTCCCGGTACATCCGGTCACGTTCGCGCTCAAAGGTTCCGCCAGCGGTCGTCGGTGTCACCACTTCAATCGGCAGACGGTTCGGCCTGCCTTTACGGTCAACACCGGTGGACGACGATGCCCACGGCATACGCTGCATCACATGCCACCGGCCATTTTCCAGCCGGGTAATAAAAGCATTCGGGATCCGCCGTTTCCCGACAATCAGCACACTGCCACCGCCTTTCGTGACCGAACGCTCACCTTTCTTTCGCCGCTTTCTGCGGGAAAGCCTCACGCGGGCCTCCCCAGTTTATGACGGGCAGATTACCGGTGTGATGTAAACCTTTGCGTTGACCTTGTCGGCCCGTGCCCGTTGCAGGCGGATACGGGCACGGATGAGACGGCGTGGAACCGCCAGTTCACGGGCAACCGAAGAGGCCGTTTTCGCGATGATGGACTCCGCCACACGATTAAGCGTGGTGGCTGCCGCACGGGAACGGCACGGCGATCCAGCGCATCAAGATTTCGCATGGCCTGAGCCATTCCTTTTATCGCCATACTTATTCCTGCTCGACAAAAATCCGGGGTTTACCGTTGTACGTGTCATAACGGGTCACCACCAGTGAGCGACCGTCAAACACAACCACATCATCGCGGGCCGGCCGGTACTGCGCTGAAAACACCACCAGTGACAACTGACTGCCGGAAAGCGCCCCCATATCCGCAGACTCTTCCTCCGGCATCACGTCATACACGACGCCGTTAATCTCCGCCTGTTTGCCCATCATCCGAACGGTCGCCACGTCCATCCGGCAACACATTCGCGCAAACAGATCAGACATTGATTTTTACCGCCACAGTGGCGGTGTTTGCTGGAGCATTTTCCCAGGCTACTCCCGCTGCCACCGCACCGTCTGCAGCAGCTGCACAGCCCCGTCCTTCAGATAAACCACCGCACCGGCCTGAATATCGTCAGCAGACTGTTTGGGCAGCAGGAACACGCCTTCGGCAAAACCGTCACCGACATCCCCGGCAGGAATATCGGTAATGGCCACTGCCACCATACTGCCGACCACCACCGCGGCACCGCTCAGAATGGTCTGATCTCCGGCATTCACCAGTTCAATGGTGGTACCGTCCTGTACAAAATTTTTCGCCATAATGCTGTCTCTCCGGACAGCCCCCGGGGGCTGTTTTTCAGGCATAAAAAAAGCCCTTTCGGGCAGTGATTGTGATAACGCGGTTATCAGGCCACCGACGAACGCACCAGCCCGCGCCAGTCAAGTGGTGCCACTCCGGCATCAATACGGATTTTTGTGGCAATGCCGTCAGTGGTGAAACCTTCCTGCTGATCAATGTATGGCGTGTCCACACCATCGAGCCAGGCCACTTCAATGGTGTCGGTGCCCTGTGCCGCCGCAAGATACCAGGTTTTCGGATCTGCCGCATCAAGACGCGCTTCCGCAATCACCTCAGCAAAGTTCTGGATAGGGTTAATGACACCGGCGTTTGCATCCGCCCCTTTCACACTGGCCGATTTGATGGTCTGGTTCGCCACCGTCTCCAGTGCCACAGGGACCAGCATGAAGGCCGGGCGGATATTCAGGGCGCGATCGCCTTCTTTCTGCAGGCGCATCATCTGACGGGCCGCATCCAGTCCGGAAACGGAGATCCCGCCGGTGGCAATATTTTTGTGATCGGCATGGAACAGCGCCTTACCGTCTGACAGTTTCGGGTTATCCGTCAGCACCTTGTAGACCAGGTCACCAATCGTTGCCTTCGCCGCACGCCCCATCTTCATCGGCACGTCAACCAGCATATTCAGGTCATCATTGATAATGGCCTGGCGGGTGATGGAGAAAATCTCCCCGTAAGTGGCCAGAGCAATGGTCTCCTTGCGATCTGAGGTGGTGATGTATTTATACTCCGCCCCTTCACGAACCTGACGCAGAGAACCAAAACCGCCCATCCCCACGCGATACGCTGTTTTGAAGTCTGACAGGCGTCCCTTACGGGTCCACTTCTGGAAGGTTTCTTCTGATTCCTCCCAGCCCTGGATCAGCCCCTTGTTCGACACATCCAGCAGAATATTGCCAAAATCAGAGGTGCTGTGCGTCAGCGCCAGCCCGACCATCTGCATGGGGTTATAACTGGCCACCCCAATACCACGCTCGGTCAGTGACATGCGAGCCCATTCACGCAGGGTCATCCCGTTATAGACATTATCCTTCTCGACATTTTCAAATCCGGCACGGGCCAGCATCGCCTGGCGGATCCGTCTCCCACAAAATTGCCGTTTCCGGCATAAATATGGGCCGGTGTGTTTTTGTTGGTCGGCGAGGACTCCTTGCCCATTTCATTCAGAAGGCGCTCGCGGGCCATTTCCAGCGAACAGTCAGGATCGGCCACACACTGCGCCTGAAGCGCCTGATAGCGCCCGCCAAACATGGCAAACAGATCGTTAATGCCTGACATGCGGGCTTTCTGCTCAGCCATAACGCGGGCGCGAATGGTCGCCTCATCAGACACTGCCGGTACCGGTGATGGTTCTGTTACCGCCGGTGCAGGGATTGTCACTGTGGTATCACGCGGGGCACTGTTGTGTGGCTGCGTGATCATATTTCGGATGGATTCCGGCATCTTTTTAAATTCCTCTGTACGTTTTGACTGAATACATGCCATTGCCTTAACGGCTGGCGTCACCTGGTCAGCAAATCCGTGTGCCAGACACTCGGCACCGGACATCCAGGTCTCATCCGCCAGCATGGCGGCAATTTCATCGGTGGTTTTTCCGGTTTTCTGCGCATATACCGGCACCATAACCGACTCAAGTTTGTCCAGACGTTCGGCATAAGTGCGCATTTTCTCCGCATCACCACCGCTGATCCCCCAGGGTTTATGGATCATCATGAAGGCATTTTCCGGCATAATGACCGTGTCACCGGCCATCGCAATCAGGGATGCCATCGAGGCGGCAACGCCATCCACATACACGGTAATGGCCGCACCGTGATTTTTCAGGGCATTAAAAATGGCGATGCCTTCAAAGACATCGCCACCCGGTGAGTTGATGTGGAGATTAATGTGGGTGATATCACCCAGGGCATTCATATCGCTGACAAACTGCTTCGCGGTGACGCCCCAGAAACCAATCTCATCATAAATATAAATATCCGCCTCACCCTGACCACCCGCCTGCATCCTGAACCAGGATTTATTCTTCATGCTGGCTGTCGGTGGCCTGCTGACGCTGTTGTTCAGTTCCGGCACTGTTGCCTCCTTTGTCGTTAGCGGGGTCAGTATCAAAGACCAGCCCCAGCCTGCGATTTTCCTCAGTTTCAGCCTTACGGCGACGTTTGACCTCATCCGGGTTGCGCCCGCCTGCGCGGATCCAGTCGGATTCCGTCGCGGCACCACCCCGGATCTGTATCCGCCAGGCTTCAGCCTCCTTAACCGGGTCGATCCACGGCATCACCGGACCGGAATACGTCGCGTTATATAGCGTCTTCATCTCCACATCCGCCGGAATTTTCAGCAGACCTGCCGCAACCACCATATTCAGCCATGTCCGGTACACCGGGCGGGTTACCGCACCAATAAAACAGTCCTGCAGGATCAGGTAACCATCCGTGGACTCGACCAGCTCCTGCCGCTGGGCGCTGTAGGTGCCGTTATAGTTACGCGCCGCACTGGAAAAACTCAGACGACTGCCAGCTGCCACTGCACGCAACTGGCCGTTGCGGAAAGTTTCAAGGTTGGGATTGGGACGATCGGATTTGACCATGCCGATATCCTCGCCCTTGCGCAAATCGTCATAAATAATCCCCGGGGTGATATGGACTTCCCGCTCGGTTTCTTTGATCCCCGGATCTTCATAGTCCTGTCCGTCACCTTTACGGATATACAGTCCCAGCGCCGCAGCAATACGCGCCGCTGTCAGTTCCGCATCCTCATACTCCTTAAGGGCACTGATCCGCATCAGCACCCCCGATAACATGGATGAGCCTCGCGTCTGATGCAGACGACGAGTGAACTTCAGGTGGATCATTTTTCCGGCGGCGATTTCTTTCGTATCACTCTGCCGACCACTGACCGGATAATTTTTATAAACCAGATATTTTTTCGGTCTGCCCCACTCATCAAGAAAAACCCCCTGATTCAGCCCGGCGGATTCATCACTGTGCATGGGAACAAAATCCGGCTCCATCGCTTCAAGCCAGAATGGCACTCCCGCCGTCCGTTCCAGACCGTTTCCCGCACCACTGACCATCTGCGCAAACACTTCACCATCCCGCAGCCAGGTCCGCAGCAGTAAACGCTCAAGCACGGGACGGGTATACTGCCCTGTCACATCCGGACTCACGGACCATTCAGCCCACAACCGGCGGATATCCGCAGCCAGCTCTGCCGCCATTTCCCCGTTTTTTCGTAATGGCTGAGGCTCCACAGTAATTCCTCTGGCACCAATCACCCGCTCTTCAAGCTTGTCAAACACACCAATCACCAGGTCATGATTGATATCCAGAAAACGGGCCTGCTCCCGCAGGGAAACCGCACCATATTTACTGAGTTGATCAGCAGATCGATTTTCACGCCGGGCTTTATGTGTCCGGGTCGGTTTCACCGCCTCATAGGCCATGATTAACGCCCTTGAACGCAGTCTGGCCGCTTTCCAGCCTGGAGAGAACACGCCTATCACATCATCAATAATTGCCATTAAAACCTCGCCAGTTTAAATCCCGGTTTTCCCCGCCTGCGGCTCACCATCGCGGCAAGCCTGCGTTCCCACTCCTGACGTCCGGCGCGGATCTGAGAAAGGCTTTCCAGCGTCAGTTGCTGTCCGTTGAAGGTGACAGACTTCCCCTCCAGTACGGCCATTTCCGCTTCACGGTACCGCTGTATCATTTCTCTGGCTTCTTCTGTGCTCACAACCAGCCTCCTGATGTTATCCATGGATTATCTTCCGCACGCTCCGTCCGCAGTTTTTTCTTCCGGCGACGGCGTTTTTCTGCCCCGGCCGTCAGTTCCGGGGATGCCGTTTCACCAGAACGCTCCTGCGGGAAGACGAGCCACGTTTCCCGCTGTGCCCAGTCCGGTGCGGAGGGCCAGCGGATCTTTTCGTAACCATGCAGAACGGCAAGCGCATCCGCATAAACCAGCAGGTCAAACGCCTCGTTAGCGCCCCTGCCCGGTTTTCGCCATTTTCCGTCACTGCCGCGCTCTTCATAGGTCAGCTCATCGTAAAACCACCGCCCCAGCCAGTCGGGAAAGTGGATATAGTTCGGCCCCGGTGTGTCACGCCACAGGGCATTATTTACACGGTCCTTAAACGCATCCGTCTGAACCAGCCACAGCGCGACATCGCCACTGGCTCTGGCACGGCGGGCACTTCTGCCGGTATTATCCGGGAAGGTACGGTTAATCAGCCTGTCACGGCGAAGACCATCCCCCTTGAACAGAAACACCCTGTTGCCCAGTCCGTCACTCCGGCAACGACGCCAGAAACGATAGGCGTTATCTGTCACCCCGGCTTCCCCTCCCGTATCCACCGCCATGGCCATCAGACGCATGCGCACATCCGGATCAGAAGCCAGCGGCCATGTTTTATGGAACACATCCGTCAGCAACAAATCCCAGTCCTCCGGATATGCCGCCGGATCAACCGGCAGACTTTCACCGTTGGGACTGCAGCGCAGTGAATGCCGGATGTTGTAGCGATCAACAATCCAGCGTTCCCCCTGCTCTCCGTATCCGGTGATCTGCACAACAAAACGGCGATTTTTACCGCCCTGTACGTCAACCGTTGCCTCAATAAAACGCACACCATCCGGCACAGATCGCCGGGGAAACGGCTCGGCACGCTGTTCAAGCAGTTCACTTTTACGCTGTTCCGTGGCTGAACGGGGCAGATAGGGTCGTCCGATATCGGTGTTCACCACCGCTTTCAGGGTCTCTTCACTGCCGGTTCGCTCATACTCTTCTTCTGCCGCCAGCAGTTTAAAAATCAGTTGTTCCCAGGTCTGAAACGCCGCAGCCGGCCCCTCCATCCAGAATGACGCAATCCGGGAATTTCGTGGCGTTCCGGTGATACTGCCGTCCGCCGCCGCCCGTTCACCTTCACGAAGCCAGATCCCCTGGTTATTCAGTTCACGTTTCTGTTCCGGAGCAATCAGGCCGCAGCAGTGCGGACACATCAGGCGGGGCGCCTGCCCGGCAGCCACAAAATCAGGGTTATTCCGGTAACCGGTCATGTTATCCATCACCGGCTGAAAATATTCCCCACAGTGCGGACACGGCCAGTACCACCGACGGCGGTCTCCCGGTTATACAGGGACAGGATCCCGTTGTTGGGGTGCCTCATGTGTGCCGCCACATCGCCATTTGGTGTCAGTGATATCCCGCCCGGGTGAACTCTCGACCAGGGTCATCCCGGAAGACATAAAGGTGGTGGTACGCTTTGATGCCAGGGTGAAGGCATCCCCTTCCCCGTCCACGTTTTCAGGGAAACGGTCATAATCCGTCAGCGCCACACGACGGTAATCCGAGGAGGAAAATACGGTGATCGACGGCCAGCCAATCTTCAGGAAGGAGCCGTCAAGAAACATTTTATCGTGGACGTTGTTGTCATTACGGGAAGGACTGAGACGCTTACTGACCTCCGGGCTGTGACGAAACGTTCTGGAAAGACGCGTTCTGGAGTGTTC